CCGCGCACCTTTACGGAAGGCCGCAAGAAAAAGACGAGCTTCACAATCAAATACTTCTAGCCGCAGAGTATCTGGGATTTCAATGCTATTACGAATTTGTGGCCGATGATTATTATACCTATTTTAAGTCAAGAGGTAAATTGGGTTATCTGGCAAAATTTCCCACCAATGCCATAGACCCAAACAAAAAAAGCACCGCCGCAAACCAAGAAAGACACTACGGATTCCCAATTACTGATTTTGCTATGACTAAGCAAAACGACACAATGATTAGTTACATTGAACACTATTGCGAAAAGATATACTGGATAGAATTACTCGAAGATCTTAAGAATTACGACCCGTCCAAACGTACTCCTAGTGATAGAACCGTTAGCGCAATGATTGCGCTCGTTGGCGGTCTGGAGCCTATCTACAAGCCAGCTCCACCACAAACGCCGTTAATTAGGGTTTACACAAACACAGCAAGATAGGAAAAAAATTTTTTGATAAAATTTAACTATATTTGTTTCGGATAAAAATATTAAGATGCAGGATTACTCTGCTCAGCCATTAAAGACGTTTCAGCTTGATCCCAAACTAACCATCAAGGAAAAATCTGATTGGGAATACGGGAAGCGGCTAGCGATTTATATTGATTCGACCATCAGGGGTGGTATCTCTAGTTATTTTTGGGTGCGCAATGCTCGCTGGAGAACTAATCGCGGTTATGCGAATGGCCGTGTTCCAATGAGTAAGTTCCAAGATTTGCTTGAGTTTAACGGCAAGGTCAACTACTTAAATATTAACTGGCAGTCAATAAACATAGTTAATCGAATTGTATCTGGCCTTGTTGGTCGCTGGATGGCCCGTAGTGAAAAAATTAAAGTAACCGCAGTAGATAGTATATCTACAACCCAGAAGCAAAAAGAATACGAAGACCTCGAGTTTATACTCGAAAACAGAGCAATGCTTGAGCGCTTGCAACAAGAGTCTGGAGTACCACTTCTTCCCGAAGACGAAAATCTACCTGAAGATAAAGAAGAGCTAAAGCTCTGGAAAATGCAATTCCAGCGTTTGCCAGAAGAGATTGGATACGAAATGGCGTGCAACGATGTATTGGCCGCAAATGGCTGGTTTGATACGCTGAAAGAAAAAATGCTGCACGACAGCGCCGAAACAGGGTTTGTAGGCACTTATACTTGGATGGACGATCAAGGTGTTATTCACGTTGAATGGCTAAAGCCTGAGAATTGCTTTTACTCTTACTCTACTTATCCAGATTTCAGAGATACTACTTGGCGTGGTGTTGTACGAACCTACAAGATTAGCGAACTGAGAAGAAAGTATGGCGTCGAGTTTGGGGGCAAGGTTAGCGAGGAAGATCTTTTCAAGATGGCTCAATTCTCTAAAGAGTTTCAGCTTTACGACAATATTACTTGGCTGACCGAGTGGAACGTAACCTTCCTTCGCCCTTACGACGAATGGAATATCGATGTTATTGAGTTTGAGTTAAAGACTGTTGACAAGGATGATTATACCGTCGTAACAACTAAGAAGAATAAGAGTACAATACTTAAGAAAGGCAGACCAGAGAAGATTGCCGAAAACGAAAAGCTTATTTCCGATACAAAGTGGAATATTTATCGCGGGGTTTATTGCCGTCCTACGAATACAATGCTTGAGTGGGGATTGAAGACCAATATGATTCGTCCGCAAGACCCCAAGGAAATTGGAAATTCTGAGTTCTCGTACACATTCTATATGGTACAGAACTACGATATGACTTCCCTCGCCATCCCAGAAAAAATTCAAGAGCCGGTAGACCAGATGATTATTGCTCGTTTAAAGATGCAGCAATTAGTGGCAAAGATGCGCCCTACTGGAGCTGCTGTCAATTGGGACGCTCTGCAAAATATTGATTACGGATTAGGGGATCAGAACAAGGGCATTGATGTCAAAAAGCTCTTTGACCAAACAGGAGATATATATTATAGGGGTAGGGATGCGGAGGGAAATGCTGTCCCTGTTCCTATTCAAGAGCTTTCAAATTCTGGTTTCTTAGCGCAACTGCAAGGGCTTATTTTGCTTTATGACAAGCACTACCAAATTTTGAAGGATGAGTTGGGGGAAGACCCGAACCTTATCGCAGCCGCCATTCAGCCTCGCGTGGCCGTATCCAATATTAATACCGCAGAGCAAGTGGCCCAAAACGCTACCGATTACTTCTATTGGGCCTATACCAATTGTATGGCAGAAACCGCCAAAAAGGTAGCGTCGCTTCTCAAGACTTCTGTAATGTACGGCGCAAGCGTGTATCGCGATATAGTAAAGGTTGATAACAACGAAATCGCTACCCGCATCTTTAATGCAAGAATACAGATGCTTCCCGACCAATATGAGTTAACTCGTTTTGAAGCTATGCTTAATCAGGCTCTCGCATCTTCCCCCGACTTGGTACTCTTCCTTGATCCCTTCCAGATTATGCGAGTAGCAAAAGAGGATGTCAAATTAGCGGAAGCCTTATTTAGAAGAGCGCAAAAGAAAATGGTTATTTATAATCAAACAAGAGCTGCTCAAAATCAAGAGGCGACAATTCAGGGCCAGATACAGGCTGCCCAGATAGCAGAGCAAGAAAAAAGAGCTACCAAAGAGCAAGAAGGCTTAATGGATATGAAGAGGGCGGAAACAGCCGCTAATGCTCAAAATAAAACGGCTGTGCTTCAGATGGCGACACAAGCCTACCTCAAGCATATGGAAACAGGACAGCCGATTCCGCCAGAAATTCAACCTTTAATTCAGGCTGTGATGGAAAATGTAGCCTTGTCGGCAGCCATATCTTCCCAAGAAAAACAAGAAGAAGTACTTGCTAAGATGCAAATGGCAGCAGCTATGCAGCAGCAGATGGGTGCGGTGGAAGAAATGCCACAAGGCGAAATGCCCCAAGAAGAGCAAATGATGCAAGAGCAACCACAACTTCCCCAACAATAAAAAATAAAATAATATGCCCACAATAACAGTAACTAACAGAAAAGCATCTCAAGCCCTTCGAGGCGAAGATGTCGTTGTAACACTTAATGCAGCTGACCAGTCAAATTTAGCGAGTCTTCTTCCCGGCCAAGCTTGCTCTATCTCTGGTGTAGCCGTTTACGGAACAATTGCCCGAGTGGATAGCTATGGCATCAGTTTTGAGGTATCTCCGTTACAACCCAATTTGGATTTTGCTTCACCTAGCCAGCCCGGTTATTTAGCTTCTGGCGCTTCAATTGTAATCACAACCTAAAATAAATAATATGTCAGTTCAAATAGTATTAGACGTTACGGCAGACTTTAATGCCGATTCAAAAGTTCAGCTTGATACAGGCGGCTTTGACTATGCAATTGTTCATTTGGTAAGCCCAAGTGGAACAGTAAACTTCTTGCATAGCAACGACGCTGGTGATGTAGAGGGCGTATCTGATGGTTCGGCTGTTTCAGCTACCAACTTTGTGGCCGTTCAAGGAACTAATCTTGCCAACGGTAGTGGCGTCACTTCCCTCGCAGCATCAGGACTTGTTCGCTTTGGATATGTGGGACGATTCCTGCAGCTCTCTGGAACTTCCGTAACTGTAACAAAAGCTCTTGTAAGACTTTACAAAATTTGCTAAAAATGAGAAAGGTTGTAAAACTTAAGGTAAAAAAGAAAGGCCAAAAACCTATCGAGTTTAAGGCTGGCGCTTTGCGCGCTCAACTTGGCGCTAAGAAGGGCGAACCTATTCCAGCCTCAAAAATGAAGGCGGCTGAAAGCGGTGCTATGGGCCCTTTAGCTAAAAAAAGAGCTTTATTCAAGAAGAATGTTTTAACTGGAAAGAAATGAAAGAGATGATTAAAAGAGCAGATGGTAGCTATTCTCAGAGGGGTCTCTGGGATAATATTCGTGCCAATATTGGTAGCGGTAAAGCACCAACCAAAGAAATGCTCAAGCAAGAGAAAAAAATTAAATTAAAAACCAAGAAAAAGAAATCATAATGGCAATTACAGCTAAAATCAGAATGTCTGGGGAAGAAGTGAAAGCCAAGACTTCCCTCACGCCAGAAGAAATCCGGGATAGATTATTCTACTTCCACGATGCCGCTCACGAATTTCATCAGCAAACTAAAGGCGGATGGGAGCACGACGCGCTCGGTAAATTATACGAAGGACTCGAGGACTTCTCTGATGATATCCCAGAAAAAATGATGGGCTATATGGACGGAAAGCGTCTTGGCCCCTTGAATCGAATTGCCACCCCAAAGTACGGCGGTCACGAATCATCGGTTAAACTCGTTAAAGAGTTACTTGATTTTTCTTATGACTTATACGAATTTGCTTGTGAGAAAAAATTACTTGACGTAGAAAATAGATCCCAAGAGCTTTCTGGTCTTGCGGCTAAAACAATTTATCGTTTGACCTTAAGCTAATTTATATAACCATAATAAACACTTATGTCAGAAACAACAACAAACACGCCTCAAGAGAATGTACAGGAATCTGTACAGGAAAACGTACAAACTTTCAATCCTTTTTCGGACAACGCTTGGTCTGAAACGCCAGACTTTACAAACAACGTAACGCAGCAGCAAGAAGAAACTACCACTATCACAACTTCCCCCGACACTCAAGAAGAATACGAGGAAGAAATAGTAGATGCAGACGAATGGCTAAAAACAGAATTTGGGTGGGAGAGTGCCGATGCGGCAAAGGCTGAAATAGAAAAATTGCGTAACTCTGCGACTTCCCAAGCAGAAATAGAATTTGCTAACGAACAAAGCGCTAAGTTTTTCAAGCTCTTACAAGAGGGCAAGGAGGATGATATTTACGCATTTCTCGAAAACAAAAAGAAATTTGACAGACTTTCATCTATTACTGACTTAGATACAAGGTCTGCTTCTGAAATTATCAAACTCAATATGCAGCAAAAATACAGGGATTTAACACCCGCTGAAATTGAGTATAAATTTAATAAACAATTTTCTGTTCCCAATAAGCCCAATCAGGGCGAAATGGAAACAGACGAAGAGTATCAAGAACGACTCCAGAGCTGGGAGGCAAAGGTTAAGGATGTTGAAACAGAAATGTTAATAGAGGCCAAGCTTGCCAAGCCAGAACTAGAGAAATTCAAAAATGAGCTAGTTCTTCCTGACGTACAATTTGAAAATGAATCTAAGGACTACGAGCCCACCCAAGAGGAATTGGAGGCTAAAGTAGAACTAATGAATCAGTTCAAAGAGTCCGCGAAAGCTGCGCTATCTTCTTTTGATGGCTTTAATGTATCGGTAAAAGACGAGGAAGTTGAGATACCGTTATCTTACGCCGTATCAGATGAAGAGAAAACCGCAGTCGCTTCGCAATTGGAACGATTTGCTGACGCTAACTTTGATGCTAATGTGGTATTGGCGGAAAGGTGGTTGAAAGACGATGGGAAAGGTGGGTATCAATTAAATACTAACCAGATTATTCGCGACTTAACTTTGTTACAAAGTGACGGCAAAATGAGCCAGAAATTTGTCAATGATGCGGCATCCAAGCGGTTGACCGAATACATTAAAAAGACAAGTAACGTAAGCGTGACTTCCCAGACAGCCCAATCAACCTTCAATCCTTCATCCTCTAAGTCGGAGCTAGATAAGCAAATTGAGTATATCTGGAAGAACTCGTAGAACAATTAACATTAACAATTAAATTTTAAGACAATGGCTCTTGGAATTCCTACCTCGAATATACTACAGCCGGGTAATATTAGCCTTAGCGGTGGCGTAACGAGACAACTGGTGTCCGACCTTCAACTATTGACACCACAGTACTACAAAAACTACGTTGAAAAATATGGCAGCGAAGACTTCACTTGGTGGTTGTCTACTTTCGCTGGAATGGAAGAGGTTAAAAACCGTGATTACTTCTGGTTTGAAAACCGCGGTAAATTGATCACTGGTATTCAGTCAGCCGCTAACGTAGCTGCTTCTGCCGGTGCCACAATTACCCTGACTCTGGCTGCTGGTTACCACTACAATAGTGGAACTCAAGCCCCTCTTCGTCCCGGTGAAACTGTTCGCGTAGCTTCAACTAACGTAGAAGGTCAAATCTTGGCAATTACAGGAACTACTCCTAATGCCTTTACCTTCACCGTTCGTCCCAAGATTTCTACCGAGTCTTTGGCTTCTGCTGGTAGCGGAAGTTTCCTTGCAACTGATACCCTGATTTTCGGTGGTATTATGGATGCTGGTGAGGCTTCTAACAGCAATCAGCCTATGATTCAGTTGGACGAGAAGTATACCAACACTATTACCGAAATGCGTGAGACTTTCTCTGCTACCGACCTCGCCGAAATGACCGAAGTATACTATACTGGCGGTTTCTCTGGTGATGTACCTGCTGGCGGAGCTCAAGCCGGAACTTCCCTCTTCACCCTGAAAGGACTTGTTAAGTCAAATATCCGTTTCAAGGATGATGTAGAGATGAAGTTGATGCGCGGTAACATTGTAAACAACACAGGTCTTAGCACCTCTACTTCAGTAGGTTCTGAGGGTATTATCCCCAAGGTACTGGCTGATGGTGAAACTGTTGGTTACACACCCGGTAATCTGGATATCGCAAAAATCCACGAAATCACTCGTATTATGGACGTTAACGGTTGCGTAAGTGAGAACCTGTGGTTGCAGGACATTTATCAAAACCAAAACTTCTCTGACGGATTGTTCGCCGCCTTCCCTGCTGGTGCATGGGTTTGGGGTAGCAACGAAAAGTCTGAAGAGGCTGCCATCAACTACGGTTGTAAGTCAATTATGATCGATGGCTACCACTTCAAAGTGAAGAAGTATCGTCCATTTAACACCGAGTTCTTGACTGGTGTTACTCCTACTACAGACTTCTTCCGCAACTTCGGAATGATCTGTCCTCAAGGAGAAACTCGCGATGCGAAAGATGCGAGCAAGCTCTACAAGAACATTACCATTATGTATCAGGCCCCACCAAAAGGGGGAACTATAGGAAATGGTATTCGTGTATGGCAATGGGGCGGTGGATCTCAAAATCCAACTTCAGGACAAATGAACGATAACGTGGAGATGATAACCTACCGCGGAAGTCGTGTGGCTGCGGCCAACCAGTTTGTCATTGTACAAGCTTCATAATCAGTAACTTAGGTGAGTCGCCCAGTCACATGGGCGTCTCCCTTTGTAATCAAAAAAAATGGGAGTAATTTACAAAATAACAAGTCCAAGCGGTAGGGTTTATGTTGGTAAGACTAAGCGCCTAAAAATTCGTATTTGGGAATATCGCTGGAGGAGTAAAAAGCGTAAATCTATTATCCATGATAGTATCAAGGGTTATGGCTGGGAATCTCACAAACTTGAAGTCATAGAAGAAGTTTCAGATGAATTATTAAATGAAAGGGAAATGTTCTGGATTAAGGAACTAAATACTTTTTATCTTGATAATGAAAAGGGAATGAATATGACTAAGGGTGGCGATGGTAATGTCCCATCTTGGAAGCACAACATTGAAAGAAGAAAAAAGCAATCAAAAGCTTTTTCTGGCAAAAACAATCCATTTTACGGGAAAACTCATAGCGAAGAATATAAAAAAAGAAAGTCTATTGAAGTTTCCGAGTATAATAAAAAGAATGGAGTAAAGGTGCCAAAATGGGGTGCTGAAAAAGGTAGGTTAAAAATTATCAAACCTGTCGTTGTTTATAATTCTAACGGAGAATTTATAAAAGAATACGTTTCAGCCACGGATGCTGCCAAAGATTTGGGAATTAATAGAACTTCTATTAATGACGTCTTAAGAAAAAAGCATACAAACGCCAGCGGTTTTGTTTTTAAATACAAAACCGAAAACTACCCACATAAAATAGAAGTAGGCGAACTAAAGAGTAAGACTGTTAAACGCCCAATTGTTTGCGAGTATGCGGGGGAAGTTATGGTATTCGATGGCTCCGAAGAGGCCTCACAACAACTTGGCATACCCAAGACTACTATCAATCGTGCAGCAATGTACAACAACGGAAAGCCCATTAGGGCTGGTCATAGATTTTATTACAAAGAAAACCGCCCGCACATTGCGGGGCGTGCAGCTTAAATGGTAAACAATTAAAAAACCAATAAAATGGCAAAATTATCAGATGTTCAGTTCTCACTTAGAGGCGAACAAAAAAACACAGAAGCTCTTTCACTTGGGGAACAGGAGATCGTAACGGAATTAAGACAAGAAAGG